GAAGAGGAATAGCCTTTGGTTCAGGTACTACCCCCCCCCAGAAAACAGATTATAAATTAGAAAACTATATAACTACTGGATTAACTTATTCTGGAAATAATACTAACGTAACAGATGGAGTTGCCAATTGGGTACAAACTGTACAAAATACATCTACTGCACAAATAACAATAACAGAAGTTGGATTGTTTACAAAGTATGATGATTCAGATAGATTTAGTTCTTTCTTAATAACCCGTACAGTACTTGATACACCAGTAGTATTACAACCTAATGAAGTTAAAACATTTACTATAACAATAGATTATAATAAGTTTGTAGATGGAACTATTATACAAAACGAATAAGGATATATAATATGACAAGAATACAAATACGCAGAGATACCAGTAATAATTGGGCAACATATAATCCAATCTTAGCAGATGGAGAATTTGCTCTAGAAACAGATACAAGGAAAATTAAAATAGGTAATGGAGAACAGCTATATAACGATTTAAGCTATCAAGATGCTGTAATACCATTAAACACTCTCCTTAAAATTGATACTACTGGATTAAATACGACAGTTAATACTGGTGCTACTCAAAACTTATTAGACTTAGTAAGTCTTACTGGAAGTGGAACTAACACAGTAACAGTTGCTAATATCTTAGCTACTAAGTATAACCTAACTGGTGGTATATTAAAACTCCCATACTTACCTACTGTTAATAATAAATATACAAACCCTTATTGCGATTATACTATTGATGTTAGAATCACAGGGACAATAGGCGGTAGTACTAATACAGCTAGAGAATTTGATATTGAATTACAGAGAGCAAGTGATGATTCTATAGTGGAAACACATAACGTAACAAAAACTAATACTAACGATTTAACAGGTAAAGGAGTTGCTTTTAATACATATACTAATACTTCATCTGACCCATTCATAGCTAATGGATTAAAATTAGTTTTAAATAATACTTCTGGACAAACAGTAACTATAACAGGAGTAACATTATTAGTTAAAGGAAGAACTTATTAAGGAGGTTAATAATGGCTTGTAAAAAAGGCAAAAAGAAAAAGAAATAAATTTAAGGCTATTCACAGCCCGTTTAAGATGGGTTAAATATTAGTAGGATAAAATATATTTGAAAGTATTTTAACCCGCCTTAAATACGTTTTAATCTACTTTAGAATTAATAACTTACAAAATAACAAGGAGATAATTTACATTATGAATAAAATAATTTTATCAGGAATAGTATTAGGATTACTTGCTGTACCAACTATAGCAGCAGAAGAAGCTACACAAGATGTAGTAGTAGAACAATCTGGTGGTATATTACTTAAAGCTCAACGTCAACAAAAGAATAATAATACTCATCAAAAAGTTGTTATTAAAAAATCTGGTGGTATTATAGTTATTATCCAACGTAATATTAATAAAGTAGTTAGAGAGGATAAAGTAAATGAGTAATAAGTTTATAGAGTTCTTTAAGAAGTTATTTAGAAAAGCCGATGGATTTAGAGAAGGATTAGAAAATAAACTAGCAGATGTTCTAGAAAAAATAGATGAGAATGAAGAAGTAGATGAAGCTGAAAAGAAATTAATTGAAGGTGCTATTAACTATGCTCTAGAATATTATAGAGTTAAGAATGTACCTGCTGGAGTTACAGAAGAAATTAGCGAGGGATTAGTTGATAGCTTGGGAAAGTTAAACAAGAGAGTACAAGTACAACTACGAAAATAATATCAGATAAAGATAATAAGAAAGTAGACTTTAACATAAGTCCATACTCCCCTTATGGTAGGTCTGGTATATGGGCAACATTTACAATGAGGATATAAGGATTGCATCCTTCCAATAAAATAAATTTTATTTAATATTGGATTAATTATAAAGGAATTAATTATGATTAATATTGATAAACTTGATAAACGTAAAACATATATAGTATTAGAATACGGTACTTCTGCTATATCTAAACTTATTCAGCAACTTACTAAAGACTATTATCCTAAAGCTAAGAAGATACCATCTCACGTACTAGCTCTTGTATATGAAGATAAAGTTTGGAGAATATACGAAAGCCATATGAAAGCAGAAGATGAGTTTGGTATTCCTAGTGGAGTTAGAACATATCGCTATGAAGTATTCAAAGAAGCATTCCCTAAGACTGATAAGTACGGAGTTGTTTATCCTTGTAGGTTTAACAAGAAAAGACTTAAAGATTTATTAGGGCAACCTTATGGTATTGGAGATATAGCTGCTTTACTTAGAGTAGGTATTACTCATAAGAACGGTACTCAAAAAGACCGTAAAGGTTATATATGTTCTGAATACTTAGCTGTATGTTGTGCTAAGGTTAGAAGATATTTAAAACTTAAAGCTCATTGTATTACTCCTATTCATTGGTTAAAATACTTAGAAGAAAATAATATTAAACCTATTCTTTAATTCTTTTATCTTATCCTTTACTATTTTTAAGAGCTTGTTTAGCTTCTTCTAAATCGGAGAACAATCCTATATAGATATATTTACCTTTAATCTTATAACCAACTTCCCATTTATTGGCTTTATTACTCCACTTAATATTCTTTACCCCTGACTGTTTAAGGGCTGGAGTATAATTTCTATAATGTGAAATGGTAGTACAATTATTAATATGTTCAGGTTTAAAATTTCTATTTAAACAATTTTCCTGGTGTGTACATATCCTAAGGTTACACTTTCTATTATCTAAAGGATTGCCGTTTATATGGTCCACAACCATATTCGCGGGACAACTCATTATTAATCTATGTAATAATCCGCGATAACTTTTACCTTTAACACATTTATATACGTCAACATAAAACTTATTACGAGAAACTACTGTTGTATCTTTAATAAGTTTCAGGGATAAATTGTACTGTTGAATTATTTTATAATCATTATCATCTAAAAGTAATTCAAGCTCACCATAATTCTTTTTATGAAATAATATTTTGACAGTCATAATTTAAAACCTCCCTATTCGTCGAGTTCTATTACCATTATAACATACTTTTAATTATTTGTCAAGTGTTATGATGAAGTTTTGTAACAAATAATACTTTAGTTGGAGTTTACAAATGGTAAATATTTTTGATTTGTTATGTGGAGTAAATACAATCATTCTCCTAATAATTTGCGGAGTATATTTCAAAAAGAATTATGTTGTTATGGATATGGATAGTTACAATACTATAGTTGATTACGTTGAACAAACCAAAAACAAGGAGGATAAAGTACTAGAATTAGAAGGTGGTACAGGGTTCTTTAGAGAATATATTGATGATGAAGACGATGAGGATAAAGAATATTGTTTAGACAAATTATAATCCATACTTGACAAAAATACTATTCTATGTTATAATTAATATAGGAGGTATATATGAAGAATATAATAGAGATAAAAGAAAATTACTTGAATACTATTAATAAATATAATAATATAAATATGGGTATATTACTTAACATTAATTAATAAAATAGAAATTTTTATAGGTCAGAGGGCATTATATAAATATGTATTCAAAGAAAGGTGTATTTTTCGATGAATGATAACAAAGAAAAACTAATTACTCAAAATAGCAAAGATTATTTGCAAAATACTTCTAAAGATTGTGAAAAGGAAACTTTAAAAGCTATTTATAACCATTTAAATGTTAATGGTTTTATTGTGCAACTTCAGAAGAGTTAGCTATTAAATGGCGTAGAGAAATGGAGGTGATGCCACAGTGTTTAGACAAATAGTCATTCACTGGACTTAACAGCAGGTAATTATTATCCTAGTGAATTAGACAAACAACATTATCATTTCTTAATCGACAGAGATGGTAAAGTATATCAAGGTAAATATAAACCATCAGATAATCTTAATTGCGCTGATAATAAATACGCAGCACATTGTGGTGGTGGTAACACAGGTAGAATAGGTATAGCTATTTGTTGTAGAAAAGATACAGCTACACAACCAACACAAAAACAAATAGAAGCCCTATGTAAAGAATGTGCTAGAATATGTAAAGTCTATGGATTAAAACCTACAGACTGTATTACTCACGCAGAGTTCGGTCAATCCCATCCGAAGACTTCCTCTTATGGAAAGATAGATATAAACTATATCCCTAATCCTAAGATAAACGGAATTAAAGAATGTGGAGATTATTTAAGAAATAAAATTAATTGGTACTATTCTAAGCTAAATTAATTCTAAGGCTACTAGAATACGTTTTAACAAGAGTTAATTTTTAATAGGATAATTTATATATAAAAGATATTTTACCTAGCTTAAAATTAATTCTAGCTATCTTAAATTTAATATTTATATATTTAATAAAAAGAAAGATGAAGAAATGGATAAAGTTACAAAAGAAAAAATTGATGAAATACTAAATGAAATTAAAGCTATGAGAAGGGATATAGATGATTTAAAGAAGTTTAAGAACAGAGTTCTTGGTGGATTAGCAGTCTTTGTTATCTGTGTTCAAACAATGTGTAGCTATATATTTAGATAATATATTGTACTTAATTTAATAATATAATATAAATAGTCGTAAGTATACGCAAAAGAAAACCCGCTTGGATTAATTTCCTTGCGGGTATTTTTGTAATTAACTATTTAGTTTTTTGAAAATCTCTTGTAAGACTTCTTCATTTGATTTATCTTTACTAACTCCTTTGAGAACTACATTACGTTTTGTTAATGTACTAACAGCAGAGATAGTAACAGACTTACCATCTGGGTCTTGCATTACAGCTGCTAAGCATTTCATTCTCATAATATCATCTACTAATCCTGGTATGTCTAACATATTAATCCTCCTTACTATTATTATATATTAGTTCTAAATTATTTATATAATCTACAGCTTGTCTAACTAAGAATATAATGAACTTAAATTCATCTACATCTTCGTTATCTTTTTTCTTTACTGTATAGACTAAATCATATTTTTGTTTATCTATAGGTTGCTTATCTTGTAGTATATATTTATTCTCTTTATGTATCCAACGTTTCTTATAAGATACATCAGATAAGAATAACTCTATATACTTAGAAGGTTCACCAGTATCTATAGTTATATCAAACTCTTTATCTAACCAACTAGTAAACACTACCATAGTAAACCTCCTATCGTTATTCCTATTCCTAATCCTATGAATAAACCGATACTTATTCCTTCTATAAATACTATCGTTGTTAATCCTCGCATAACGGTAAAGCCTTATATCCTCTTTCAAATTCCTTAGATGGTTTAGTTGCATATGCCATCATTATCCTTGTATAGAAATGTGCTATATGGTCATCATCTGTATTGCCTATTTCAGCCATAAATAAATGGATTAGAGCGTGGTTTAGATGTTCTTCTTCTGGTATCAATCTCCAGTTATTTAATTTATATCTACCTATACCATATTCCATAGTCTTAGCTATCATTAAAACTATATCTCTCTTTTCATTATCTTCTTTATCCAATATAAGTCTAGCCACCATCTCATCTTTAAGACAATCACCTTCCATATAATCTAAGACTGGTATAGCTAGCTTCCAACACTTATTACTAAAGATACCATACATAAATACAGGGTCTATTAAATGGAATGCTCCTATTGCTTTAGATTGTTTACCACCTAATTTATTCTCAACTATTGGAGCATCTGGTCCTACATTAAAATTACATTCACACATTTATTTATCCCTTCCTTAATTGTTTAACATATAAATAAGCTACATATCTTTTGAGTAGAGTATTATTTACAAACCTATATCTAGAACTAAACATTATCATAGAATAAAGATAAGTATATAGGTTAAATAAATTATACCCTTTATATATTTTAGGTTTAATCATTAGGTAACTCGTCAAAACAATCTGAACAGATAAATAAGAATGGAGTTTCACCTCCTAGTACAAACTCTGGTTTAAGTCTATAGATATCTCTAGGTTCATCTATTTGCTCTAAACAAAATCTACATTGATGAGGATGTTTACAATCTCTTATATACATAGACTTAGTTCTTTTCATTCCTTCAGCTTCTAAAGCATCTGCAAATATTTTATCTTCTATTCTATCCATTATTTTTCTACCTCCTGTAATGCTGCTCTAAATAGTTTAGTATCTTCTTCTTCAAATTCATAGTCTTGTAACATAGTTCTTAAAGTTCTCTTAGCTATCTCTAGCTTATGTAGTGCTCCAACTACCATATAAGATAAAGTCTTTTTATCTTTATTCATTAGTTCTTTAACCATATCATTTACATTATTCATTATTCTTTCTCATCCTCCAATTGTTTTCTACAATCTTCTTTAATATCTATAGCTAATTGTTCTAATCTTACAGCTACTTCTCTTAGAGTTTTCTTATCTATATCAGCTATAGGTAGAAAATAATCTGTAGATATTCCTAGCTTGCCCATAAAAGGAAAACATATATGGATATCCCAACAATTCTCATCAGGATTTTCTAGTACCGTAACTTTAGGACTAGAGTATTCTAATACATAACTCCTAATAAGAGTTGTATATAACATATCTTCTATTACTAGATAATCTATTTGCATCTATCGACCTCTTTCATTTCTTCAAGAATATAATTATAAGTTGCTTGATTTACTATTTCAGCACATCTAAGATTATATTTAATATCTTCACCTGTTAAACCATAATCGTGGAACAAGTTTATAACATCTTGACTAGATAAGCAGCCTCCTTTATTATCTATTAACTCTTGATATTTCTTATCTCCGAAGTTAGGAATACCTTTATAATTATCAGCTGTATCACCTACTAATATTTGATAGTATAGATGTTGTTTAGCATCATTCTCTCCCACCTTTTCTATTGTATTATTATTATTCAAATCTCTAAAGAAGTTACAAGGTACAGAATAGAAATCTTTATCTATAGATACTATAACCTTTTGATATTCTGATTTATAATCTCTATCTTCAAATATAATTCTACAAGTATCATCACCTTCTAGATAAGGTAAGCTAGTAAATCCATATTTATCTCTAATAAGGTTGAATACGTGTTGATATATTTCTGGTTTAGGTTTTCTATTTGCTTTGTATTGAGGGAATAATATTTTCCTAAAGTTTTTTACATCCCCTACTACAAGCTCAAACTGTTTAGTATTTAAAGTCTTACAAAGTCTATCTATATTATCATCTATATATTTTTCAGCTAGAGATATATCATACCCTTGATAGGGTACTTTAGGATTAGTTTTATCTTGTATTAATTTCTCGCAATGAGATAATGATTTATATAGATAACTTTCAATATCAATAATTAAATAGTTAATCATTTACCAACTCCTCATTATTCCTCACTTCCTAGCTGCTCTAGGGCTTGTTGTGCTATATTGACAAAACCGCACAAATAACCCTCTTTAGAAATAAACTCATCTAAAACGTCAGCTTCATCTAATATACTTTTCAACGCTTCCGTTGCTATATGGAGCTTGTGCTCCAGATTTTTTATTACTTCAAGTTCTTTTTTATGGCATTCTCTAATTCCGATACATTCAGTTTCTTTTCCGTATTTACCCCACCAACACATTCCCAAAGATTTTTGATGACATTCATACTTCATTTGAATATCTTGTATTTCATTAATATAATCTTTGCCTGTTTTTATGGCTAGTGCCTTTTTCAGCTCCTCGCATTCTGCTGTCTTGCGTTGGAGTTGTTTGTAGTTGCAGTTATGATTATTTTTACAAAAGTTTAATTTTGTATTATTTTCTTTACAAGCAATACAACTTACCTCTTTAGCATATAGCATAGCCTTTTGAGGACATTGAGATTTAGGTAAAATTGCATAACTGCACCCGCTCACATCCACGCCGTCTATTATTATCGATTTATCTGTCATTGTTCACCTCGATATTGAACCATTTACCAACTCCTCATTATAGGTATTAATAATATTAATAGAAATAGAAATAAGTATATCAACTGTTTAATACCTCATTAAGATTATGTTCTAAGTTTAGTCTATCTTCTTTATCCAATAGATTAAATACATATATATCTACTCTAGGATTATCTATATTAACCTCACCATTCATTTGAACTACTAGAGGAAGTATAGAACTCTTATCATCTGGTATCTTACCACATTCAGTAAGAGCATCTTCGAAAAATTTCTGATGAATAGATAATACATTACCTATATCAAATCTTCTATTATCACCTTTGAATACTTGATATAGTATAGCTATCTTTTCGTATCTAGGTTTATCTTGTATCTGGTCTACAATAGCTTGTTTGTATTTAATCTTTGCTACGTTTAAAGTTCTGAAATAAGTATTGCGATAGTTATTAAGATTAAGAATAAAAAATCTTTCTTTACCTTTTCTATCTATACTTAATCTAATCTTTAAAGGACTTACTATCTTATACATATCTAATATCCTCCCCAAGCTATCTCGTATTTATCCCCTTCTATTTGTGTTAAGGTAAAGTATAAATGTTTAAGTTCTTCAACATTTTCCTGAAAAGGTATTAAATATTCTATATAATCTTTACCTTGATAGCAAGCGTGTTCTATGGCTGCCATTACATTATCCATATTGGCTTTCTTTGCTATCCCTTGTGCTTGTATTCTATCGAGCATTTAATCCTCCAATAATACACATTTAATTTTACCATCCAACCATTCTTTTGCTTCACAAAGAGAATTAAATACTTTACTTACTTCTTTATTTCTCATCTGGTTCATCTCCTAATAGGGGTGATTTTATTTTTCCTTTTACAATAGGTAAAGGTGCTATTGAAAAACTATCCTTTTCAATTATCCCATATAAAAACCCCTGTGTCCACGATGGGCAATCTACATACTCTGGGTTTAAATCACACAAACAACCACTCTCTGCCCACATTAAATCTCTTGTCGGTGTTCTCTTATAATAGCAAGATAACCTGTGCGTATTTTGCGTAATAACTGTTTTACCTTTGCTTCTAATTATTAAAGTCCCGTTATCCACTGATACACAACTTACTCGTCCTTTATATGGAACTATTCTAACATTATCTCTAGTAATACACGTTAAAGGATTTGTATTAACTGTTAATATAGAGTGGGTAGTTCTTTTTAATTGGCTACTTCTAATACCATTCTTGCTAAATATTTCTTGTAATAAATCTATCTCGGTAGTTTTCTTACTACTTATTTGATAGCTATTTTTAGCGTCTTTATTTTTATTACCATCAGTAAGAGAATATTCATCGAGTATAATTAACGCTTGCTCTTGATTTACATCCCTTAGAATAGTTGGCAAATGTTTACCAGTAGGAAAGTAAGTGTTTATAATAGGTTTTGCATATTTACTCTTAATTCTAATTTTGGTAGTTCCAAATTTTGTTTTTGCTTCACTATATTCATACCCTAGTTCATTTAATAATGCCTTGAGATGAGTTATTTTTCTTTCCTTTTTTAAATGAAATCTTATCCCGAAGTCCTCTAGGCTACCATCTGCTGAAATGTTAACTAATAAACGTATAAAAGCTTCTGATAAACCTATTCCTTTTGTTTCATTCTTTAACGCAGCGCACATAAATTTGTAACGCTTACTGGTAGTTGCAAGATACTTAGCGTCAAACTCCTCTAGTTTATTAGTATTATTATTGAAACCTAACAATCCGTGCTTGTCTGTTACCATTACATCAATAACTGTTGATTTTATGTGGTAAAGTTCTTTATAATTATCATATACAAACTTGTCGTTTACTTTATTAAACTCAAAGGCTTGAGTAACTTTATTAATAGTTCCTACAGTATCTCCAATATTAACATCGATAATAGGTACCCAGCCAGTAGGTGTCAATACTTCGACATCTTCTGAAAAACAATGTCCCGAGATACCACTACAATCGTGTTTTTCCATTTCAGCCCTAGCTGTATAACCAGAATACTTTCTTACTATTGTACCGTGGATAATCTTAAGACTTCCTAGTTTAATACCTTTATCAGAGTATTCGATATTAAATTTATCTAATCCTAAAAGGTTTGGTAACTTTAAAGCATCCAAAGAATATAGTTCAGGATGTTTTCTAAGATAGCGTTCTTGCCTTAAGCAATGGTTTCCTTTAATGAATACTATTCTTGCATCTGGTTTAATAGTTCTAAGTTTCTTAAAGAACTTTTGAGCCATATCTATCTCTTTCTGTAGGCTATTAATTCTACTTGGGTCTTTATCAAAAGAACTTACATCATAGAAATCTAAGATATCTCCGTTAAGAATTATTGTATCAACTGGATGTTGTTCTAGGAATTTATACACAGCTTTTAAAGCTTTATCATCTTGATAAGGAAAATGTATATCACTCAGAACTACAAATTTATTTTTCATTTAATTCCTCCAAGTCTTTAAGTTTAATCCACATAAAATATCCTGTTGAAGTTTTACAGAATGCTTTATCATCTTTAATTCTTTCTATAAGATACCAATAAGATTTATCTTTGGTATATAATTTATCGCCTTTATTTATCATTTAATCTCCTATTAGTTTCATCTATTATATCTTTCCAATAGGGGTCTATTTCTACTGGAGTGTAACACTTTGATAAACCTTTTTCGCAATTTAGTGGATAAAAACCTAATGCATATCGTGAACATTTAACAATCTGTATAATTTCAGGTGGACTAGATGGATGTGTCCATCCTTCTGTATAAAAATATTTACATCTCCTCATTAATTACTCCCTTCTAAGAATTGAGTTTTACTACCATTAAATAACATTGGTATCATACGACAAGTTCCTTCTCTATTCTTAGCTACGATTAGTTCTGCTGTACCCCTATTCATAGGGTTATTAGAATATAGTTCATCTCTATATAAGAACATAACTACATCAGCATCCTGTTCTATATCACCACTATCTCTAAGGTCTGATAGTATTGGTCTTTTATCTTGTCTTTGTTCTAGCTGTCTAGATAATTGACATAAACAAAGAATAGGTATATTGTATTTATTAGCTAATCTTTTCATTCCTCTACTATTATTAGATACAATTTCAAATCTATCATACACTTTCTTATTATTACTTCCCATAAGTTGAAGATAATCTATAACTACCAAATCACAACTCCCTTTTTTATCTATCATATTATTAATATTTTTTTCGATAGAAGTTAAGTTGCATTCGCTACTATCATCTATAAATAAGTTTAGTTTAGATAGTTGTTCACTAGCCTCTGCTACTCTAGTCATAGCATCTTCTGCTGTTACTCCACCATTAGTTAGGATATCATTATTTAATCCTGTTAATCTAAATACACTACGTTTAGTATATTGTGCAGACTTCATCTCTAATGAATGGAATAGTACATTATGATTAGCTGATATATTCTCTGCTATTTGTTGAGCTAATGCTGACTTGCCTACCCTACATCTAGCCCCTAAGATATATAGTTTAGACTTACATAAACCAGATAGAACATTATCTATCTTTTTAAATCCAGTAGATAAACCAAAGGTTTTAGTTTCGGAACTTAATACAGTATCTATCTCATCCATTACTTCGGTAACTCCTGTTAAGATACTTGTTAAATTATTATCTGTTTTGTTTAACATTAAGAGTTCTGATTGTGTTTTTATATGCTCAATAGCATTATCAACATCTTCACCTTTTTCTAATTGCTCTTTAGTTTTATCTATTAAATATATTAACTTTCTTTTCTTAGAATACTTTATGATAATCTTACAAAGTTGTTTGTAGTTAGCTGTTGTTGTAACATTGGAAGCTAGGAGATTGATATAATCTCCCCCCCCAACTTCCTCTAGATGGTTCTCAAACTTTAGCTTCTCACTTACACTAACAATATCAGCAGGTTTATCTTTACTAACCAATTCAATAATAGAACTAAACAGTAGTCTATTACCCTCGGTAAAGAAATCGCTAACATCTAATAGATAAGATATAGACGAAGCCTTATGATTATCAACCATCATTATCCCTAAGATAGATTGTTCAGCATCTTCATTATATAATTCTGTTAAATCCATTATCTTTCCTCGTAACAATATACGCTATGACATTGTATATTATTAATACCTGTTACTTGTTTTTCTATATAATATATACTTGAAATAATAAAAGATATAAATAATATAAAGAATATATATTCTATATGGAAATTACATTTCATTATCATCTCCTATTGCCCATAATATTAAAGAACAAAACATAAACCCTAAAGTAAATCCTAATATTAAACTTAATAATATATCCATATTAATTATCCTCCTATTCAGGTACTATTAATACCTTTATTATTACAAAATTAAACTAGGGAATTTAGTTACTAAATAATCTATCTCTAGATTATTAATTCTAAGCCCACTAGGAAGCTCGTTATAATATCTTTGTGCTTCTTCTAATGTATTTATATCCCATACAGATAAAGTCTTGTTATAATTGCTGTGAGTAGCCCCATATTCTTTTTGATATTTTTCTGCTACCCAACCTTTAGTTAGTTTATAGTAATGAGATATTCTATTATACTCCCTTAGTCTTGGTCTTAATGTGCTTTCACTTTGAGAACGTTCTTCAAGATAGACTATATAGTCATATAGTATTTCAACTACAGAATGAAAGTAAAGCTCTCCCTTTTCGGTTATTATTTTGTTATATTCATTTTGCGTTAAGCGTACTTTACCATTAGTATCTTGGACACCATTCCTATTAAACTTAATAACCCTAGCTCTATGAATATCAAATCTTTCTAGTAGTATCTGATATGCTTCTTTAGCTTGCTTTTCATTTAATGTAGATACATAAGCAATTAATACTTCTTTATTAGTTAGCTTAGGAATATTAAGTTTTAATTGGTCTTTCTTTCTTGGCATTATTTTAAAATCCTCCTTCTATTGTTGTTCTAATATTATTTATCCTATCTCTATCACTTGGATGAGTTAAACTTTCTTCGCTATATTTTTTATTACTTAATTTTAATAGAGCTTCTGGAAGTTTGTTTGCATATCCATATTGAAATAATAGTAAAGCTGAATAACTATCAGCATCCATTTCAGCCTTATGTCTATATGCTTTGAGTTCATCTTGAGTAGGCTGTCTACCTTTATTATATATAGATAGAATATATTGTTGTCCTAGATTACTGTGTCTTAATACAGCGTGTGCTACTTCGTGGAATACTACACTTCTTAATTCATCTTCTGTTAATATCTCTACTGTTCTACTTGATAATGTAATATTATTATATCTAGTATAAGCAAGAGGTCTAGGAAAATCTATTACTCTAAAAGTGCAGATAACTTTATGTTCATTACATACTGGTCTAGCTAGATTAACTATATTATCTAAGTCTTTTAATGTAGCTCCATAAGTAGGAAGTGTTAGTAATAACCCTATCATTATTAATCTATAAATTAATTTCATAATATATCCTCCAAATCTTTAGGGTTTACGTTTCCATAATTATTATAATACTTAATCCAGTCTTCCTTGTAAATAGCCTCTGCTTCAAGAGTTCTAGGGTTATAGAATTTGTTTACTTTATAAGTAGATGTTCTACCTATAACAAAGATTAAATCATTAATATCTATCTCTGATAGTACATAATACATTAACATACCACGAACATAAACTCTTATTGAATAGGGATTTATTTTATATCCTGATTTGCAATTACTATCCCTCATCATAGTCTTACCATTAGCTTTGATAATAAGATAAGGTTTATCTTGTTCGGAGTTATCTATTATTTCATTTACTTTTAAATGATGATATTCATTTGAGCCTTGATTAATAATCATAAGTTAAACTTTTCTTTTAGATATTTACATCCCTCATCTATATTTCTTAGATACATTGGAGTACCTTGAATATATTTAAGAGCATTTTCTTTTGTATCTATATCGTGATAATCTATATTAGTTATAGCTTGACATATTGTACTGTTATAATCTGATAATCTTTCTTTCATAGCTAAGTTAATAGCCCATTCTTTTAATCTCTTATAAGGATGTTTTAATTTCTTTCCTGATACTTGGATATACTTATCCAATATAACACAAGCATTAGATACTATCTCTGCATCATAAGTATTAAGTAATGCTTGATATTGTTTGTTTGTAATAGAGAAGTTATTGAAGTCTATCTTATCTATTAGTTTAATATCTTTATCTAATTTCTTTTTGGTATCTATATCTAATAAGCTTTTAGTAGCTTTATTATTAGCTTGGAGTATCTCTATTAGATTGAATACATTAGTTAGCAATACACTTAACATATATCTATTAACTAATAGTTCGTGTACAACATTCATTTTATTGTATAAATCTTTATAGCTCATAGTTACCTACAATTTATTTTAAGATGAGGGAAGTATATTTCTTTATCAACTATATCTATTAAGCCCATAGTCTTTAGCTTGTTTAATGCTTTCCAAAATCCTGATTTGCTTTTATATCCATAATATCTACAATCTTCTTGATAGGTTAATAATGTAACACTAGCTATTAATAAATCATCATCTAATAAAGTATTATTATATTCATTTAACAATTTGTTATATAATTTTAAACTAGCCTTATCTCTATTAAGTCTATCGAATAAATAAAATGGGATATCTACTGATAGGTACATAATTATTAATCCTTATTTACTTTAAGTAATTCATTTGCTAATTTCATTAAACATTTTCTTATGAATATTTTTTTTCTTTGGTTATCTATCTTTAAGAACTTTGCAGGTGCTTCAAAATCTACTAAGCTAGCTAATAAAGATAAACCATCCATTGATACTACGAATAGTTTATACTTATTACTCATTGTAGCCTCAAAATTATCATTTCTTACTTGTACTTCTATATGCATTAATTATATCTCCTATTATAAAAAGAAAAAGAATACTGGTAGGTCAATTGGGTTTACCCTAGTTCCTATCTTATATACCGCCAGTTCGGTTTTCTTCCCTATCCCCTCCCTTAATCAAAGAGGTATCTCACACATCTTAGAATTACTTTCTTTTACGTTCTAATACATAACTTGTTATCCAAGGACCTAAAAAGAATGCATAATCAGTAGGGTCTAATCCTTGTTCTTTAATCCTATTAGTAAATAGTTGATGTAAAGCAATTCTTTCATCGATAAATTCTTCTGGACTTACAGGCGGTTCTTGTTGCTGTTGAGGTTGATTATAGTTCTGTTGATTATATCCTCCGCTATTGTTATTGTAACCACCTCGGTTATTGTTGTACTGTCTGTTTCCATAGTTGTTGTAACCCATTTTAATTAATCCTCCTTTTCTTCTAGTACAGCTGCATATCTTACAGCTTCTATAAATTGTTTAACATTAATATATCCATCACTTAGAAAGTCTATTAAGTCTTGCTTATTAATAGCTTTATTATTTAATTTATCTTGTAATTCTTCTTCAACACTCCCATAATTAGAGAATGGGTCTAATCTTCCAAAGTATTCACCGCTACATATATTCATATTTATTCCTCATAATTATTCTTATCAAAAGCTATATCATCTGGAGTAGTCATTAAAAATACATCCCCGTCTAATTCAACTACAATAAATGGTTCATAGTTTTCTATAAATATTTCTGTATCTTCTGAATAAGTATTTAATATTTCTCTAAGTTCTTTTACTTTCATGGTTAGTTACTCCTATATTTCTATTATAACTCTAGTTAATTTTGATTTCAATATTATCTTTCTAATATTTTACAAATCTTTACAGTTTTCTTTTATGTATTCTGTTAGTAATTCAATCCTATTCTTAACACATAGCTTATCATAGATATGTTGACAGTGTGTTCGTAGTGTAGGTAGTTCGATATGTAGTATCTCACATAACTCATCTCGATTTAATGGCTCTGTTAATAGTAGCTTATAGATTTGCTTTTCTCTAACTGTTAGTGTTTCGATTTGCATAACTTATCCTTTACTTGTCTTTAAATAACCAATGTTCCGTTAGATATTCTTCATCATTATTGGATTTACTTTCATTATATCTAGTATCGATTAACTGATAGAATGGAAATATTAAATCATCACCTTTTACATAAGGTTTATATATATCAGTTGTCATCCCGTCAGATACTTTTAAAGTATTACTTTCTTTATCATAATCATAAGTTGTTAAACCGTCTTTAATTAATCCATTTAATCTTATAGCTTTACAAGCTAATTTAAAAGCTGTTTGATTTGAAGATAAATGTTTATTAATTTGTTTTCTACTATTCATATAATATTCCTGTATATTCTAGCCCAAAACAATCTTCTAAGAAGGAATGCAAGGCAATCAATATTGTTTCCTCATTCACATAATGACATTCAAAATCTTTACATTTATGATATTGTTTTAATATATATTCCACATTATTTAGAGGTAGTTTACCACTGAAATATATAACTCCTTTATCTGTAAAGCATAGCCATAAATAATAATCGTGTTGCATACTTAATTACTCCTTTATATATTTTAAATAACTCATATCAGCTACAATATTATTATATTCCACAAATTTTAAACTATATACTTGGTCAAAATGTGCTCCGCATTTTTGGCAATCAACAGGATAATACCCATAAGAAGATGATACCAATTCAAATACATCGTACATTAATTCATCGCTACCGCATATAGGACATTTATCTTCCTCTTGCATATTCAATTCCTCCTTATATTTTACTATACTTATATTATACCCATTGTTTTATTGTATCTAACATATATTAATTAATTGTTTACATTACTTTACATATACTATTGTAGCGTCGTATCTATCATTTGTTTGTGTTTCAAATAAGTAACTTTCTTGATTGTATATTTTACAAACATCATCAATAGTATTAATAATACTTTGTTTATCTTTGTACGATGATAAATCAAAACAAATAACATCGACTTTTAAACTTGGCTCAAAACAAACTGTACCATCATTATATTTATAGCATCCTGTACAGTCTGTAAAAGTAGCATAATCTAACTTACTTGCTAATGTCGCTTTTATATCATTTACATTATAAGAGATATCTTTATTGTCTTTATCTTGTGTTCCGATAGTGAAAGTCATTTTAATCATATTAATATCTCCTTTTGTTTGTTCCTTATATTTATATCATACTACAATATTATAAAAAAGTCAAGTAGTTAGATTATATATTGTAACATAACTTTACAATTAAAAGGAAAGGAGAGAAGACTTTATTTTTTATTAAAGGAAGGTAAGGGAAAGGAACTTTCTTTCTTTTATATATTTTCTTTCTTAAGGAATGGGAAGGGAAGAAATTAATTTTTTGTTAGCTAAGAGGAAAAGTATTAGCTTTAATAGTATAGCTTATAATTATGGAATAATTCTTTTTTTGTATTACTTTTTTTCTTATACCGTTTGTATACCGGGTTTCTTCATCGTCATATACTGCTCATCGGCATTTACCGTCATAAAGATATACCGATATACCGATATAAAGATGTTTTTAACTACAACTTCTCAGCTACAAGGGGTACCCTTTCCCCAATCGATTAGGTACAAGCCCAACCTTTTTGGATACGTTACTAACCACCTAGTATGTGCGACAAGAGATACCACCCCCTATTGAAGTATAACTAATTAAGCTACCAATATATGAGTTCCAAAATAAAAAAAGAAATTAATCCTTTAACTTGTTAAAGAAATTATATTATACTAATATATACTAAAGTATATACAAGGTCTTTCTTATATAAAGAAAAAACTTCTTAATGGTTTAATAAAGAAAAGATATTTTGAATATTTTATTTAAAATATAATACTATTATATGATGTAATTAATGTTAAGATATGTTACAATATAAATATAAGGATAGATAATTTGTTATTGGAGCGTTAGCTTATGGATAAAATAACTCGTGGATATTGTCAGCTAATAAAGAGAATAAATAAATTTACAGAACGTGATTTTTATAACCAACTTAAACGTACAGGAAAGAATAGGGATGATATAGAGAAGATAAAGAATACTTGCTCTAAACTACAAGAAGAAATAGACGATAGTTTAAATTTCTATCTATACAAAGAAGATAGATGGTTACAGATGGATATATATAGTCGTAGCGGTTATGAAGGAAGTGTAAGAGGTGGAAATCTAAAACATATATATAATAAGATATGTAAGATATACTCAAAGCTATTATCTCTATTTAATTTAAAATAGATTAAGTAGCCAATAACATAATAAAATAAACAAAATAGTTTAAAATAATAATAGGAGGATATATGAAATTAAGTACAAGTATTCATCAAGGAAATAAATATTTAACAATAGATTTAGATGATGATATCTATATGATGTTAAGTTCTAAATTTTACCCATATAGATTATTTTATAATCATATAGCTATTAAAAATAAAAAGGGTATAAGAATACCAGTATGGAGAATAGTTAGAAAATGTTTTAATAAAGATTTAACTTGTAGATATAAAGATGGTGATAATACAAATTTAAAAAGAAATAATTTAGAATTAATTAGAAAAACCTAACAACTCATATATCCTTCTAAGCTAACTAAGGTTGTAGGTAATCCTTAGACTTTTTTCTTTTTGGAATACGATATGTTAGATGATAAACAAATAAAATTTATAGACAATTATATACAAAGCTATGCGGTAGAGATGAGTGCTATCAAAGCTGGTTATCCTAAAGAAGATGCTTTAAAGATTGGTTTAGATTTATTATCTAACTCAACTATTAAACAAGCTATCGAGGAAAGAGAAAATGCTTTAAACCAAGATGCTAAATCTTTAAAGATGAATAAAGAAAAGTTACTAAGAACAATGTACTTTCTATATTCTCAAAGCGTTAAGGATAGACAAATAACCCAAGCGGTTAATATACTGGAAAAGATAGCTACTTGGTCTGGAGTTAATCCTGATGAAGTACAACTTGACCCAGTACAACTTATAATTAATAACCTCGATGAGAATAAAATATAAAATCGTTTCTAACGATTTGGGCGCCTTCAGCGCTATACTACCGAAAGATAATTTAATCAAGTAGGTAGTTTTGAATAATATAATATAGAAGGAGTACCTGTTGGTAAAAGAATATATAATTAATTCTAATAAATATGGTAAGCAAATTGTTTTGTTAGATGATGAAGATTATGACAAAGTTATAAAAGAAAAATATTCATTATCAGTAACTTGGGACAAGACTATAAAAAGTTTTTATGTAGCATTTACAGCTAAACCAGAAAATAGTTCTTCAAGATTACTTCATAGATATTTATTAAAACCATCTAAAGGGTTAACAGTAGACCATATAAATAGGAACCCGTTAGATAATCGTAGATGTAATCTAAGAATATGTACACAATTTGAAAATAATCAAAATCAAAGTTCTAATAAATCAGGAAAGGTTGGAGTAAGTTTTAACAAGAAGGTAAATAAATATATTGCTCATATTAAAGTAAAAGGAAAACATATTACTCTAGGTGAATTTAAAAACTTTGATGACGCTGTTAAATGTAGATTAGAAGCAGAGGAAAAATACTTTCCTAATTCGAAGGTGGTGAGATTTGATAGATGAGTTATGAAGTTAGTTTATTACCTGCTCAAAGAGAATACTTTGAGATTAACCATAGTTACCCTGTGGACATAGCCGTCTATCAATGACTTGGGGGGTACGGGGCAGGTAAAACATTTTCTGGTAGCTTATTAGGAATTCTACTTTGCTTAAGATATCCAGGAATAACTGGATTAGTTGGAGCAATTACATATACAGTTCTAAGAGATACAACATTAGCAACATACTTAGAACATCTAGAAAATCTAGGAGTTAAATACAAATACTTAAAGAATGAAGATAAGATAGTATTCCAAAACAAAAGCGAAATTCTTTTTCGCCATCTTCAAGAGCCAAACAAACTTAAATCATTAAACCTAGGTTTTGTAGAGATAGAAGAAATGTCTGATGTACCACTAAGTACATTTGAGATGCTATTGTCAAGGTTGAGACAAAAAGCTAAACCAGGATGGAAGAATTTTCGTCATAGACTATTTGGTCATACAAACCCTCAACAATCTAGAGGATGGATATATGAGAAGTTTAAAGTAAATCCTCAACCTGGATATAGACGTATATTAGCTCCTACTACTCAAAACAAATATTTACCAGAAGGTTATATAGAGTTGCTAAGAAACTCATATAATGAAGATTACTTTAAGATAAACGTAGAAGGATTAGATTGTGATGATACAAGTGGATTAGTTACTAAGGGATTTGATAAAGCTGTACAAGTAACAGATACAATAACTTTAAATCCAAACTATCCAATCCATATAACTTGCGACTTTAACGTAGACCCTATGTGTTGGTATATATGTCAAGTATATGATGGTAATGTATATATTCTTCACGAACTTGTTAAAGAGAATACAACAACAGAGAATGCAGCACAATCAGTATCAGATTTATTAGCTGGTGAAAAAGGTAGAGAGATTATAATTAACGGAGATGCTTCTGGAGATTATAAAACTACTAAAGGAGTAGATTATGTTTATCTACGAAATAACTTAACAAGAAATAAATTTGAAAACGTTAAGTTAAAAGTAATGGCTAAAAACCCTGGTATTGAATATAGGATATCTTGCTGGAATAATCTTATCAAAGGACCAGACAATGAACACCACGTGTTTATTCATCCTCAATGTCAATATCTAATTTATAATATAGAGAACTTAGAGGTTGAACCTGGTACAAGTAAACCTAAAAAGATAACAGCAAGTAAAATTAAATCAGACCCTAAAGCTAAATACTTAGGTCACCCAATAGATGCAGTAAGTTATTTAGTTTGTTTATATTTTCCAGTTAAAGCAATTCATCTTAGCGATTTCAATAACCGAGTTGCAAATCAAAAGACTGATGTCTTTGGTGGTAAATATGATAAACGATTAATGTAAGGAGATAACCTTTGACGACATTTTACTATAAAGATAATAAGAAGGTAACCTTAAATCCAGAGAAAAGACAAAGAATATGTTCAGAGATAAATAACGAGTTTAAGCAATTCTATAGAGATTTATCAGAACCTAAAGAAGAAGCTACTTCTATATTATCTGAATTATTTCCTGGTTATAGTAATGACCAAGAGAAAATAAACAAGATACCTAGCTTATATGAACAATATAAAACATATACATCTGCTATACAGAGAGCTTGTTATCCTAGCTTAGAAGCTATACTAGATATCAAAGGATTAGATTTAAAGAGTAACAACTTAGCAGCTACTTATAAAGCTAGTCTGATATATGATTGGTATAATATTAATATGTTAACAACTCTTGATAAATGTCAAGATGATTGGGTTATTAAAGGTGAGGCTGCTGCTTATATCTGCTGGAAAGAAGATATAGTACAGGTAGAAGATGAAATACCAGTACCAACAGTAGACTTAGAAACTGGATTACCTAAGTTAGATATAGTAAAACAAAAAAGAGATATCTTAACTTTCAGAGCAGTAGATGCTAAAAGAATAGACCCACATAACTTATACTTTGATAAATCACAAGTAGATAATTGGCAACACTGTAGAAAGATATATAGAGATTTTATTTCTGTAGAAAATATATTTGCTAATACATCTTATAATCTTACTTCATCTGAAAAGAATGAACTAAAGGAATTAGTTTATAATCCAAGAAATAATAGAACATTAAATAACGGATATGAAAGTAAGATAAGTGAAGATACTAAGGTATACGGTAGCACAGTTGAAGTGTTGGAATTTGAAGGTGACTTTATAGACCCAGTTACCTATGAGATAATTCCAAACGTTGAAGCAACTGTAGTAGCTGGTAAATATCTAGCTAAGTTTGAAAAATCTAAGAAACCTTTAAGCTCTATAGTATGGGCAGCATATATGAAAAGACCAGATACTGGTCGTGGTCAATCTCCATTACGTATTCCCGAAATACTTAATACAGTACAAAATATGTGTGCTGATTTAACAATGGCATCTTGGAAGTTGAATACATATCCAACATATATGGCTCCTAAAGGTATGTTACCAAGCTATATTGATTTACAACCAGGTCAAGTAGTTGAGTATGATGCAAGTGATTTATCAACACAAGCAGTACCTCAAAAGATGGACTTCTCTAGTGGATTAAGAGGATTTGATTTCTCTGATTTCTTCCAACGTAGAATGGAGAATGCAACTGGTATTAACCAATATATGCAAGGTGCTATGGATGGTTCTGTTAGAACGGCAAGTGAAGCATCTTATATCCACTCTGGAGCTACAATGAGAATGTCTAGAGAAGCTCATTTGTTTAGTCATAACTTTATAGAACCTCTAGTTAAAACCTATGCAGTATTCAAAAAGGTATTTGATACTCAAACAATTGAAGTACCAACAGGACCTAACCAATATGCAGAAGTAACCGAAGAGGTTAGAAATGGTAATTATTATTTCATAATAGGAGGAAGTCAATCAGCAGTAGAAAGAGAAGCAGAAACTCAAAAGATATTTACAGTATTAGGACAGCCAGTATTCCAATCTTTGGCATCTGTACTTGACCCAGTAACATCTGCTACATTCTTTAAATGGATATTAAACAGAATGAATTTCCAAGATACTAATCAGATAATGGAAATGCTAGATATGAACGGTCAGCTAAGAAGATTAGCCCAACAGCTTGGTATTCAAGACCAAAACTTTGAAGGCTTTAGACAGGATATGATGCAAAGATTTGTACAACAATCTCCATCAATGGCAATGGAAATGTACAATGAGGCTAAACCTAATTTAGAACAACAATAGAAGGAGGATTTATTTAATGAATTTTGAAGAAGCTCAAAGAGTTGCAGAAAAGAAACGTACATCTAAAAAGCAACAAGAAAGTTTGAAGCGAGAAGCAGTCGAAAAAGAATTAAACGAATGCAAAGAATTTATTAAGACCAGACAGATATTTAAGGACTTAGTAAGTGGTAATGAGGAAAAGTTTAGGAAGTGTATTGACTACTACTTTCTAACACAATTAGTACCAGCAATCAACAGAAACGCTATGTGTAATGCAGATTACATTTCTGGTATGAGAGATGGTATGGAAATGTTTTTAGCAGTAGCTAATGCTTATGATAATCGTATGAAAAGAATTACAGAACTTAAAGGAGAACTTAAATAATGTCAGAAGAAATTACAAACACACAACAAGTTAATACAAATCCTGTAGACAACAATGTTAATGTAGACCCTCAACCAGCAGCAATGCAAGTTGAAGAAAATACTAACCCTGTAAGTGCTACTCAAAATACTACCGAGAATGGGATGGTAGATAACCCAGTAGATAATCCTACGGTTGAACAAGAACCTACGGATGCTACTAATCTTCCAAACGCAGAAGAGGATGTTAATGCTCTTAAAAAGCAATTGGAAGAATACAGATTGCGAGATGAAGAAGTAAGACAACTTAGTGAAAGATTAGGAACTAACAAAGTACCTGATGTTCAAATCTTCGAAGCTCAAAGGAATTTAGATATTCTAGACAATCAAGCTCAACAAGCCTACATTACTTTATGTAATCAGTTCGGAGTAGATTATAGACCTGATAAGATTGAAGCATCTGCTAATGAACTAAAGGCTAAAGACCCACAGAAATTCTATGAGTTACAAAATAGAATTGAAAAGCTTGATAACCTAGTAACTCAAAAACGTAATGAAGCAAATCAATTTATTAGACAGAGAGAGTTAAACTTGGCATTAGCTAAACATCAACAGATATTAAATGCTAGTCCAATGTTACAACAGCAACTAAATTCTTATTTGCGTAATGCTAATATAGATAACCCAATGCAACAGATAGATATGTTTGTTGATATGGCACAAGCTATACAGCGTGAAGCATTTGAATATGGTAAGATATTTTCCCAACAGGAAAACTTAAAACAACAACAAAATCCTAACAATGTATTAAACAATACAGTAATGGCAACTAATCAAAGCTATTCAGGACAAGCTCCTAAGATATTTACTAGAGCTGAAATTGCTAATATGTCGCAGTCTGAATTTGAGAAGTACGAAAAAGAAATCGACCAAGCAGTAAGAGAGGGTCGAATAAGATAGGAGTGAAACATTATGACAGCAATTGACCCAGTAAATGATTTTTCTAATTCAGGATTTATCCCAGAAATTTATGCTAAGAAGTTAGCAAGAGAAGTTAAAAAATATACACAATTTATTGAAAGAAACTGCAACAGAGAATGGGAAGGTAACCTATAATTTTGCCTTCCGACTAAAAACTCCGCTAAACGGGGAAGCCCTTCAATTAATGGGTAATCCCGTACCAAGCTATATAGGTGACTATATAGTACGGTCTAACGACTAGAGTTGAAACTCAATGAGTTAATAATTACTCCACGAATACGGGGGATTGGATGAAAGATATAATTTATTCAATTAAGATATAGTCTGAACTAACAGAATGATAAACTGTTAGATGTATAGGATAAAGAGCCTATACGGTAACATAATGGAAATTAAAGCTTTTGGTGATAAAGTTAGAATTTCTCTACCTAACGCAGAAAATGTAACAGTAGCTATTACAGCAGATACAACTGATGTATGCCCAGTACCAGGTAAAGTAAACCCTACACAAAAAACTTTAGAGATTAACAATATTGCTACATTCTCTTTGAAGTTCTCTGATGTAGACCAAGTACAATCTCAATACAATCTATTAGATGGTTACTCTGCAATTGCTATGCAAAAACTTGGTGACTTAAAAGATAAGCAAGTTATGGTAGCATTAATTAAAGCAGTAACTAATGCAGATAATATGATTGGTACAGCAGCAGCTCCACAAGCTGTAACTAAAGATGATATCTATGATTACTTAGTAGATGCTAGAGTTGCATTAACAAATGCAGGTGCATTAAACGGAAATGGATTCTACTCATTCAAAGGTAACCAAGAAGAAATGGAGTTCTTAGCTCCTGTTTATACTTGTACTCCTAAAATCTTTGGTTTAATGTTGAAGTCAACTCAATTAACTCACCCAACAGCTAACGCAGACCAAGTAATCGAACGTGGTCAAAAATCTATGATGGCTGGTTTTGAAATCGACCAAGATACAGTATTGACTACAATTACAGCTACTGAAGTTACTGACCTTGCAGCAGGTGCACAAGTTGGTATTGCAGCTACCAAAATGGCTGTTACTTATGCTAACCAATACACTAAAGTAGAAAAACTAAGAGACCCTGATTGCTTCGCTGATATCGTAAGAGGTCTAGAGTTATATGGTTTTGCAGTAATTCACCCAGAATGTGCTGTAATTACTTACTTCACTTTAGCTTAATGATTTCGCTATAGGGGATTAATTTCTCCTATAGCTCTTATCGTAACAAATTGGAGTTTATAAATGGCTGGTAAAACTTATTTTGATTTATGTAATGAAGTATTAACTGAACTATTCTATGAAAAGGCTGATACATTTGAAGAACTATCAGAACTTACAGAAGGTATTAAAGTTAAACAAGATTTGAATAGTGCATTGGCTTTAATATGTAATAGTGAGAATAGTCCTTGGGCTTTTAGGGAATGTGAATACTTTCTATCTCTAGTACCAGATGTTTATGAATATGAAGCTCCTAATGGATTTATAGATTACTTAAAATATCGAGATGTACCTATTGTTTTAGACTATGAAGAGGACCATAAATACTTAGCTCCTGCTAAGGGTATGCCTACTTCTTATTGGATGGATGAAGGTATAATTAAATTATATCCTATGCCAGATGAAAGTCAATTAGGTAGATTAATAAAAGTAAAATTCTATACAAATGATTTTGCTAAGAATGCTTGCGGAGTTTATAAACCTCTAATGGAATTAGAATGCGATGAGCCAATTATACCTGCACATCATAGAGATATTCTTAAATGGAAAGTATGTGCAGATTGGAGAGGTTCATTAAATGATGCTAAAGCAGCTTTCTATGAAAAGAGATTTAGAAAAGCATATACTAATTTAGTATGCGACCAAAGATTAACTCTAGATAATAGAGCTGGTTTTAATATTATGCCTCCAGCTAATTCTGCTAACTCTGCTATTCTAAGAGCATTCTACAATCCAAGAACTAATAAATTAATTTAGGAGATATTAATGGGTGCTACTGTTAAATATTATAATCTAACAGGAGGACTTAATACTGTACAAGGTATAGGAACTATAAACCAATCTAACAAACGTACAGAAAGTCCTGATATGAAGAATGTTGAGTATTATAAACTTGGTGGTATCAAATCAATGTTAGGTAATACTCAATATGGTAATACACTACCAGCTCAAATATCATTAGGGTTTGAGTATATCTATGGTAATAATAAATATATGGTTGTTACTACAGTAGATGGTACTCTATATATTTATGATAAAATAACTAATACATTCAAAGAGATATTCAAATTTAAAACTCCAACATCAAGACATTCAATATGTACATTTAATAATGGTATTGTTGTTTCAAATGGAGTAGATGATTTATTATTCTATCAATATGGTAGACATAATTTATTATCAGGTACAATAACTACATCTACAGAAAATAATAGTGTTACAGGTACTGGTACTGAATTTACAACTCAATTAGCTGTAAGTGATTATATAGAAATTAATTCTGTTAAATATAAAGTTATTGAAATAACTAGTGATACAGAATTAAGAATAGAGCCTACACCAACAGAAGCAGTAACTGATAGTAATTATTATCTATCTGATATATCAGAACTTAATGCTGTATATAAAAATTCAGATGACCCTAATATATCTAAACCAGTAAGAGGATTAGCTTTACAATCATATCAAGGTAGAATATTTGTAGGTGGTAATGATGGTATCTTATATTATTCAGAAGTTGGTTTAATCCACGGTTGGGATTTAAAATATGGTGCTGGAGCTATACCTGCATTCTATGATGATAACTCCGACTTTACAGCTTTTGGTATATGGGATAAATACTTAATCATTTGTAAAAGAGAACGTTCATATATACTAGATGGAACAGATGCTGATACAACTAATTGGACCGTATCTCCTTATTCTGATTTTACTTGTGATAGTCAACAGTCTTGGTTAGTAGCTAATAACTCTTTCTTAGTATATACTAGAACTGGTGGTGGTATTTATCCATTACTACAAAGAACAATATATAATGCAAACTATCAAGGAAATGATTTATCTATTAAGATAAGAGATAGCTTTGAATATATTAATACAGCAAAGTTTGATTATATATTCCCTGTATATGCTCCAAAGAAAAAATATATAATGTTTTATATTCCTATGTTAATGGGTATAGGAAGTAATTATTGTTATATATTTGATATACAAAGCAAGACTTGGTTACTAAGAGTTGTACCACAAGAAGTAAAAATAGCCTTTAGATTTAACAATGAAATATATATAGGTACTAAAGAAGGTAAAATATTAAAAGAATTTTCATCTCTAACATTTGATGGACAACCTATTGAATGGTATTGGAAATCACCTTGGTTTTCTTTTGGAGAAGGTTCTAACTATCTATCTACTAGAGAATTTAGAGTTAATATAGCAGAAGAAAATACAAACAGATTTCACGTAAGGAATAGAAGGGATGGTAAGGATGTATTTAATACACGACTTGTAACTAATGACTTAGATAGTTTTATTGGTTTAGTATGGGATGTCGACAATGACGATGATAGCTTAACTGATACAACTTGGGATAACGATAGTTGGGTTACTACATCGCATATAGTTAAAAGATTTCCACTACCTAAACAATACTTTCAAACTACTCAAATAGAGTTCTATGGGAACGCAGTAGATGAAGGTATGAGTATTTATGGATTTGAAATAGATGGAATACAATTGGAGGAAGTACCTTGGAACTAGAGAAATATAATATATTACAAGTTGAATGGACACCAGCTTACAATAAAGAAATTACAGAAATATACAGAATGCTTAAAGACCAAGAGAGAAAGATATTTGATTTATCTTGGTACGATATGGGTGGAGATATATTAAATTATCTCGAAGGTATGATTAGAAAGAGTGCTGTATTTGTTGTAAGTAAAGATGATGATATATGTGCTTTCTTTATTTTAGAAAACCCTAGAATGTTTAAAGATATAATAATCCGTACAGATGTACATACAGCAGTACGTAAGAAATATTGGGGTAAACAGTCAAGAGAAATTATGAATTTATTTAAAGCATATCTTTTGACTAATTATAAAATTAAGAAATTAATAGCAAGTGTACCTCAATGCGGATATGGAGTTATAAAACTTCTTAAAGATATAGGGTTTAAACACGAGGGAACTATTAAGCAAGCCTTACTATTTAAAGATAAAAACAATGTACCAAAATTTTATGATGAACTAATTTATAGTTTTACAAACGAGGATTTATAAATATGTCTAAAACAGTAGAACGACCAATGTATGAGGAGTTAGCTGATACTCCTTGGATAACTAGAAATAGAGAACTAAATGAAAGTTCTTATAATAATTTATTAAATTCTCTTGATAATCTAAATAGATTTACAGATAGAGATTTAAACCAATATCAAACAGTAGCAGACCAATATACTCAATCAATGTGGAATGATTTGAATAGAGGTTATCAGCAAGCTGTAAATAATAATATAGCTAGAGAACAGAATAGATTAGGAACTACTGGTGCATCTTCTAGCTTATATAACACAAATACTTTACAGAATAATTATAACGACCAAGCTGCAAGATTAGCTAGTCAAACAGCAGCACAATATCAAAACTTAATTAACAATGAATACAATAGAAGATTATCTAATACTAACCTTTACAACAGTTTGTTCAATACTTCTGGTAATACTACTCAGTCAAATGATATAGCCAATTGGCAAATAAGAAATACAAACAAAGATAGACAATGGTTAAATGATGTAGATAAGAATAATAATACTGGTTGGAACTGGTTTGCTAATATTAATAAAGGAGCATTAGAAGGATTTAGTGAAGGTATGAAAACTGGCAATCCTTGGGTTGGTTTAGGGGGCGCTATAGCTGGTAGCGTAGGTGCTTCTGGTACAAATCAGAATACTGGTAACAGTTCGGCAAATTCTAACAGCTCATTGTTTTCAAACATAGGTTCTCTAGGAAATCAAATATCTAACTGGTGGAATACTAGAAATGTAAACGGAACTGATTATAACTCTTTTTTAAATAATAATAATTATCTAGGTTCTAGTGGTATAGGTAGTTATGGTTTAAGTACAAGTGATTTACAAGATATACTTCCTAATGGTGGTAGATTTTCTTGGCAATAATAAGGATTAATATTAATGGACTATAATCAATTTTTAAAATTCATATTAGACCCAGATGTGAAAGCTGCTGACAAAGATAGATTATTTGCTAAATATCCAGATTTCGCTAATCAATATCTTAGAAAGCAATTGAAAATAGAAGGAAAAAAAACTGGTACTGGAGTTTATAATGAAACTACTAAAAGGGTAGAACAATTTAAGAAAGCTATTAATAATAAAGCTAATGAAGCTAAAAAGACTATTGATAATAGTAAAAAGATTTTAAATAATCAGGTTAATAAAACTAAACAAGTAATTAAGAATAATGCTAAGACCGCAGTAAAAGGTACTGTAAATAATCTAACTAAGAATGCAGTATCAATGGAACAAGCACTAGCTAGAGAAGGTTTAAAGAAATCTGCTGCACAAGCTGGAGTAGGTTCTGTATTAGGTCCTGTAGTAAGTGGTGCATTAGCTTTACCAACAGCAGTAAAAGGTTTAACTGATAATAACGCCAATGCTTTAACTAGAGCTTATGATTTGTTGGGTTTAGGTTCAGCTGTAGGAATAGCTGCTGCTCCTGGATTATTAAAAATACCCGCATTAGCTGGTTCTGTATTATTCCCTATGGCTTCTGATGCTATGAGAAATAATAACGGAGAAGGTACTCCTGATATAAATAATAATAGTCTTAAACCATTAACTCCAGAAGAAAGAACTAAGATAGCTAATAATACAAACAATCTATTACAGCAAGCTCAACAACAATCTAATGAGATGCAAGATGCTATTAATTGGTATGATAATTACAATAATAGAATGAATGCAAATCTGCAAAACGAAATTAATAATACATCAAATCTAAGACCACCAGCACAGTCATTAAGTTATGGTAATACATCAGGTAATACAAATTATCCTATAACTAATTTAACACCTATTAACGGTCAACCTAACGCCGCTAAACAAAATACAAATAATAAGATGGTAAATAATAATATGGCAACAAATAATAATATTAATTTTAATAATGGTATGAATAATCTATTAAATAATATTCAAGCTATATCAGCTTATACAAAAGGTGTGCAACAAGGTAATCAACTACCAAACTTAGGGGTATCTCCAGAAGAACTTACAGCATATCAAAGAGCATTAGAGGTTTATGGGAATAATGTTAGTCAAGCTAATAAAGATATAGAAGCATATAAGCAAGCTCTACTTCGTGACCAAAATGTAAATAGTATGATAAGAATGATGGGTAGTGCTGGTAATGTAATATCTAATCTTAAGCCTAAACAGAATATGTATACGTTTAATCAAAAAGGTGACTTCGTTGGAGTAGGCGCTCCTGATGCTACTAACTATAACGATGCCGTAGATAGAGCAATTAAAACTCCTGGTATGAGTGATAGGATTAGACAGCAATATGAATTAAATGAAATGATGCGAAAGAATGAAGCTGAAAATGCTAATAGGTTTGCAGATTTATTAGCAAATGCTAGAGTAAGTAATGCTACTGGTTTACCTATCCAAGTTGTTAAAGGTATGGAAGCTGGAGATTATTTAGACTATATTCAACCAATACAAGACAGAGCTACCAAAGCACAAGAATTAGCATTAACTGGAGTTAACAATTTAGTAAGAGATAACCAACAACAAGAAGCTGATTTGAATAAAGCTATGCAAGTAGCTAATATGAGTTATACAACAGAACAACTTAAACAGTTAAATGAAAACCAAAGAGCTGTATTAGATGCTAACCTTAAAGCTCAAATGAATGCTTTAGATAATACTACAAAATTAAAAGCTATGCAATTAGCTGGATATAATGCACAAGAATTAGAAAAACTAAGACAACAAGACCCTAATGCTTATCTAAGAGCACAAGGTCAAATACTTCAAGCGGCAGCATTATATGGTGGACAAGTTGGAGCTTTAGGACAGAATATGTTATTTGATATATTCAATAATATGAACGGTACTAATGCTCAACCAGTATCACAATCTGATGCAGTTAATAATTATATGCAAAACGTATTTAAGTAAGGATTAATAAATGGTTAATAAAAGAGAACAAGCTATATCTGGTGCTCTAGAAATGGGTGCTAATATAGAACAAATTAATAACGGTTTAATTAATGCTGGACAAAAACCTTTATCTGAATACGAAACAACACTAATCAATAGAGATAGATATGGTCAGAACTTATTAGAAAGATTTGCTTCTGGTGCTAAAGATTTTGGTTCTGGTCTATCTTCTCTTGGTGGTGCTGTATTCCAATATAGAGATAATCCTATATTTAGAAACTATATAAATAAACAAGCTGGTAATTATCTTAAAGATGTAGTAACTGGTAATACAAATCCTTATGAAGATTTTGCTAATTTAGTATTAACTCCTTATGGTACAGATGTTAAAAAGTTCGTATCTAATCCAATACAAGGAATAAAAGATATTGGATATAATGCAGCAGCAGACCCATTTAATGCTGCATTAGATTTAACTACATTTACTCCAAAAGGAACATTAGCTAACATAGCTTCTAAATTAGATATACCAGTTGTAAATGATATACGTAGAGTTATATTACCAACAGCTAGGGAAAAGCAAGTAAACAATTTAATCAACTTAGCTTCTACTTCTACAGCTACAAATAGAATTAAGATGGCTAAGGAATTAGAGAATATAGCTTTAGATAGTAATATTAATCAAGCTGTAAAGAATTTAACTTATGGTTCAATAACTCCAGAAACTAAAGATATAACCAATAGGCTAAAACAGTTTAGTGAAAAAATAAACAAGCAAATGGTTGACTTAGGAGTTGATGCTGGAGAAGCTAAGAAAGTAGCAGTAGGTCAATATGTATTAGAACAATTGGACCCTAAGCGTACTAACAAAATATATCTACAAAATGTACAGAAAGCTATAGATAATCCTACTATTGATAATGTAAAAGCTATAGGATTAAATAGCCCAACAGAACTAAACGCATTAGTAGAAAAAGGTTCTAAAGCATTTGATGATGGTTTAATATTTCCTATAAGCCAAAGAGGAATTAAAGGAGGATATGATAAAACATTAGTTGATTTAACTGATATAGGTAAAGGTTTATCAACTCAAAGAACTTTTGGTTATGCTACTCCAGAACAAGTTGCATCATATTTAGATACATCTTATGGACAGTTATTTAAAGAAATAGAAACAGCTCAATTAGCTAAGAATAATATAGAAGAATTAGCTAGTAAGTTCGGTCGTGGTATAACTCCAGATGAAGTAAATAAGATAGCTAAGAGTGAAGTTATTATATCTCCTACAGAATTTAAAGATGGAGTTAAAACTTTATTCAATACTGGTAAGCAATCAGAGCTAGGAACATTTGCTAAACAATTCTCTAAAGGTGCTAGTAATAGTTCTATCAAGAAATATGCTAATGACTTATATGCAGTAGATAAAAATGATTTGAGGGCGTTAGCAAATGCTACAGCTAAGTATGATGTATCTACACCTACTGGTAAAATAATTCAAGCAGCTAAACCTATTATGGGTGCGTTTAAAGGTTCTGTATTAGCTAAAGTACCTTATGTAGCTGGTAACAGAATAGGTAACTTATCATTAGCTGCTATTGGTGGAGCTGATTATTTAACAGCTTTAAAACCAGGAAATATAGAAAAGTATATACCAGATTATCTTAAATTTTCAACTTCATTCCACGGTTTAAATCCAGGATTTGAAAGTTCAAATATCGTAAATACATATAAAGATACTACAAGAAATTTAAAGAGAGGATTTGCTGAACTAACAAATAAAGAATTAAGTCCTAGCGAAAGAATAGCTGGTGCTGGTACAATGATTAAAGCAGCACAAGACTATGCAGTAAGACCTTTATTCCAATCAGAAAGTACATTAGAATTAATTGATAGAGCTGCTGTATATTTCAATGAAGCTAAGAAGTATGCTAGACAAACTGGTACAACTATGGAGGATGTACTTAATAAAGCTCTAACAGATAAGGATTTACAAAAGGATTTAATTAGTAGAGTAAACAATATTCTTGGAGATTACATCGGAAGAAATAGTTATGTTAATCCTAATGCTTATGAATTAATGTCACTAGCATTTCCATTCCATAAAGTAATAACTACTTCTAAAGATATACTAATAAATCAACTAAGAGATAATCCATTAAAGCTACAAGCATTTGCAAGAATACCTAGTAGATATGGTAATCAATTAGAAGCTATGGATGAAGAAATAGGAGGTCAACCTAGAGATAATGATATAAGGGGTGGACTTGTTATTAATCCTACATATACTAAAAGAGAACCAGCTCTAAAAGTATTTAATGATTATAACCCTTTGATAGCTCCTTTTGAAACATTACAATCAGTAATAGGTCCAGAAGTTAGACCAGGTGAAGGTACTGGATTAGCAGGTGCTATGAACTTAATAGGTGGTAACTTAAATCCTGTAGCTGGTTTATTCAATGTTATGAAGGGATTAGACCAATACGGAAATCCAGTAGTAGGTCCTAATACTTATACAGTAGGTAATAAAGTTATTACATTAGATAATAATGGTAATAGACTAGAACAACCTTCTCCTGATATTCTAGGTGCTATGACTGGATATATTGGTAGAAACTTCTTACCACTAGCAACATTCTATAACCAAACAATAGGACCTTCAATAGGTCATCTAAGTGGTAAAGGATTTTATCAACCAACAAATAGAGCTATATTAGGAAGTATCGGAGATACCAACATACCTTATCTAATGGAAGGTAATACTAAGAAAGCTCCTATTAAAACTCTTAGAGATTTAACTAGACAGCAACTTGGATTTAAGACTAGAGATGTTTACTATCCATATACTCCTAGATTAAATACTTACGACTTGGAAAATGCTTTAAGAAAGAAAAGTAGAAATGAATTTTTATTAATGAATAGAGGATTTTAATTATGACTTGGACAATACCTAATACTTTTATTGCAGGAACAAAAGCTAAATCTGGTGAGGTAAATGAAAACTTCACCAGTTTGAAGCTATTTGTAGATACTCTTGAAACCAATCAAGCTACAAATACAACTGACATATTGCAACTTGAAGAAAATAAAGCAGACCTTAATGGTAGTAATGAGCAAAGATTTCAAGTGGCTGACGCAACCAATTCATTTGATGCTATTAATAAACAAACATTACTTAACTTAGTTAGCAATACTCAAGAAGTTATTAAAGGATTTGTTCTAAGTAAGTTTAATAATACTACAGTATCTGCAACAGCAGGAAGTTGTTACGATAGTACATTTGTATATATGATTAAAAGTGACACTTCTTTATCTAAGGCACAAACAAATTTAGGTAAGAATGCTAAGTATTATGTATATGTTTGTGCTGATAAAGATAATGGTAATTGTAAATTAGTTATATCATTAAGTAACGGAACTCCAGAACTACCAGCAGGATTTGAATATTTTAGACGGCTTGGATATTTTACTACTAATGGAAGTGGTAATATAAGCCAAGTATTAAATAATAGTGATACAGCATCTGGTTATATAGCTGCAAAAGGTTATATAACTTTAAATGGTTTAGTAACTATACAATGGGGATACGCTGATGTAAACCTAAATAATAGTTCAGTAGATGTAAATTTACCAGTAACTTATAAGTCAGCTCATTTATGTTGCGTATGTTCTCCTGACAACTCTTGGAGTAATGGTGATTGGGATAGGATATGTGTTGGTTGTCAACCAGTATCTCTAAGTAAAATAAGATTTACGGGTGGTAGAAGTGCAGCATATAGAGTTTACTATATATCAATAGGAATATAGGAGTAGTGATATGGTTTGCAATAGTGATAGATTAGTATTAGAAATAAACCAAGGATGCCCTAGAGGTTTTGGTTTTACATTAAAACAGAAAGTATGGAATAATGATACTAATGAATATAATATGGTACCAGTAGACTTAACAGGACTTACGATAAATGTTCAAGTTAAACGTGCTCCTTATGTTACTCTACCAGCTTTAATAGAAAAGAATATAACAGAAGTAGAAGATTTAACACAAGGACAAATAACAGATGCTACTAATGGTAAGTTTAAATTACAGATTACACAAGAAGATAGTGTTAAGCTAAATCCTGGAGAGTACGCTTTAATAATCAATATGGTCGATAAAGATACTCTAACTCATCTAAGTGGTGATGGAAATAATTATGCAATATATAGAGTATGCTATCAATAAGGAGTAAAAGATATGGCATTAAATAATGATAACAATAATAAAAATTGTAAATGTACAACACCAGAATATGAAATAGTTCTTAATGAACAAGGTCCACAAGGCAGACAAGGTAAAAAAGGAGAGGCTGGTTTTACTCCTATTATATCCGTTAAAGATAATACAGATAGTAACTATACTTTAAACATTCTTACTCAAGATGGACAAATAACTACTCCTAATCTAAAAGCTAACTTACCAGCAGGAGGAGCTACTGGACAAGTATTAACTAAGAATAGCGCAAATCAAGATGATTGCTCTTGGCAAAACTTACCTAATGCTACTACAGAAGTAGAAGGTATAGCTAGACTAGCTACAGAAGAAGACTTTGAAGCTGCAGAAGATAGTTCAGTAAGTAATACAACTATAGTTACTCCAGCGTTATTCAATAGTGAATTCGAAAAACAATCTGCTAACTTTGTAACAAGAGATACAGTACAAAGTATAGATGCTTCTAAAACTTTTCGGAATGGATTACTCGTATATAATAATTTAACAATACCATATAATTCTAGTAGTCAAAATGGTAAAATTGTAACTAATGCTATTGTTAATGATGTAAGGATACCAATTGTTGAACCATATGATGCTAATGGTTCTTTTAGAATTGGTGCAGTAAAAGAAGAAGCTAGTGAAGATGTACAAAATGGATTTGATATTAATAATAATTTGGGTATTGGAGCACAAGGCGTTACTTATTATGAAGTAGGGCAAAAAGGTAAATTAGTTGCTAGTTTTAATATAGACAAATACGTTAAAGCTGGTGATAATGTAACTATTGATAAAGGTTCTGATGGTTCTTTAACTATTAATTCTACTGGTGGTGGAATAACTGAAATACCACAAGCTAACGCTACTACTCTAGGTGGTATTAGAGCTAATCCTAAAACAGGTGAAGATACGCAGCCTGTTAATATAGATGCTGCTACTGGATTATTATATACTAAAGCAGGTGGAACAATAGAATATATAGATGGTGGTAATGCTCAAACAGATGAACCAGCAGTATTAAAAGTATCTAATATAGATTTAGGAGTATATCCTACAAATAATATATACAGTACAAATGAAAATATAACAATAGAATAACTATAGGAGGAATAAATGTTACTAAATAATTTTATTGCTACAATGTATCCT